GTGTGCTTGCCGTTTGTGTGTATTTGCAGTGGGCTCAAAGAGACACCTTGAGGCCTTGGGCTCAAGGCATATTTGCGCTGATATTTTGCGCAGCGGCGTTAGCTACCGTCTGTTTTGTGTTGTTCGCTCTGTTTATAGTCGCTAGTCCCAATACTGCATACGCCAAATCGCTCCAAGACCGATTGACTGCTGAGCGGAAATTGCAGAATCGTTTGAGTTCGATACAGCCTTCTACGTTGCTAAAGCTATCGCAGCGCCTCGAACTTGAGTCCCGAATGGTTGTTCGTAGGGCTAGCGTCGCAAGCGTCATTGTCGCGAGTGCTTCCCTCATGGTTTCTCTGTCATCGCAGAAGATTGGTTTGACTAATATTGCGCCCAGCCTCAGCGGGATGTTGCCTTTTATAGTTGCGTTCGCGACGGGAGGTTCACTAGCGGCGATGCTTTTACAGAATATCCTTGAAAATTTGGATCGTGCGGCATTCGTGCTCAAGCTGGCGGCGGAGCGCAATCAAAGAAGCAGTGCATAGTCAGCAATGGCCCGTTTCGGGATCAAATGGGAACTCGCTCAGCTTCCCCGCCAAGTTTCCTAAAGGACTCCCTGGGGCCGGCAATGCTTCGATACCGTTGTCCTTCACGAACTGGCGGGCCACATTGAGAATCGCGGCGAGTCCTTTAGTGTCTGCGTCCATACTTTCGATGGCATCGGTGAGCTTGGTCGCGATGGCTGAGTGCAGTGTTTCCAGTGCGTCCTTACTTGCTGCCATTGGAACCTCCTAGGAAGCGCGAGAACAGACTCTCAAGTGCGGTAGTGCCCAGGGATGCCAGGGCCGCCGCGAGACCCACATGGGCCGGGAAAGAGAGGGTGGGGAAGATGACGACAGCGAACGCAGCACTCATGCTGAGGCCCGCCGTGGTGATGCAACGAGCCAAGGCGATCTTCCAATTGGAAGGGCCAGTGGAAGCAAGGGTTTTACCGAGGCCGATGATGGCCCCGGTGATGCCCAAGGAGGCGAGTAGTTTCGTATCGTTGTCCATCGTGATTATTGAGTAGGAGTGAAGCCAAGGCCATCGGCAATCTTGTTGATCTCGTCGATACCCAAGCGGTGACAGCTCACAGTGATCGAGCCGCATGCGTCCACCTGGACAAGCGAGAAGGCACCGACAGCAGCACCGCCTTCATGGAGGTATTCGTCTTCGGTCAGTGCGCGCCCAAGCTGCTGAGCAAGATTCGATAGACGCCAGATGCGCTCGCATACAGCCACAGGCACTTCCTGCCCCTTACTGGTCTCTACGCGAGAGCGATCGGTCGAGAGCCGCAGCAATACCGGGAGGGTGTCGGGCAGTTCGGTCGGCATGTGCAGACGCCACAGGGACACCTGCGCCCGAGCGATATCCATAGCGTCCTGCTGGATCGCATCGACCATCGGGGACATCTCAGGGAACCGCTCGGCCATCTGCACGGCCGCAGTGAAAGCATCAGATGCCAGAGGGGACGCAGCGGCTTCCGTGAGTGTCAGCTCAGCGAGCCGGCGAGACGCGTCCATGACTGCAGCGGTTACAGAGGGCTTGGCATCCCGGTCGATAAGTCGCAGCAGCCTCAGTGCCTCATCGAGCTTGTGACTGTCCGTGTTGTATGCGCCGTCGCCGATAGCGAGGAGCATTGCGAGAGCTTCCTGCTCCACGATGTCCCCAAACTGCTCCAGGAGTTCGGCGAATACCTCGTTTGCGCCTGAGACCTTTGTGGCGATCAGGCGGTTCTGTAGCTCAACGTCTATGCTTAATTCCTGTTCGAGTACGAGAGGTTATAAGGCACGCTCACATCCACCGAGGACGTGCCGTCCGAGATGGTGCAGATGAGAGTGCCGTTAATCGTCCCAGTGTTGTTGGTAACGACGCGCGAGATGGTCGCCGACTGTGCGTTCGCGTTGGAGATGTTTGGTGGTGCTCCACCATCACTCACGCTGCCAATCCGCCAGTTGTACGTGTAGCTTCCGTTGCCGTTGGCACCCTGCGCGGTGACCGTGTTGGACACCGGGACACCAGAGGCACCCGATGCGCTCGTAAGGGAACCGTTCGCCTGTCCCGGAGTAATCGTTCCGGAGACGGGCGTGTACTTCTTCCATGCGAGAACCCACGTACCGCCAGTGCGGCGATAGATGTTCTGCACATCCGCCCATGCCCCACCAGACATCCGTTTAACAGTGGAGGGAGCTGCCCATCCGCCACCGGACCTACGAGCGAATGTCATGGGTCACCAAATCCACAGGTCACCTTCGCCGGCTCCTGCACCTGGGTCGTTGCTCTGCACGAACGTGCGCGGCATACGCGACCAACCGGCGCTGTTAGCCCACAGGAAGTTGATGGTGCCCGACTGATACCAAGTGCCGTTCATCTGTATACCGCTGCCGTTGCCTGAGATAAAGGCGCCAGCGGTACCGGAGGTGGTGAAGTTACCGGGACACACCCAGTTCGAAACGCCCTCGTGAATCACGCGGTAAGAAGCGCCGAACGACCAGCCACCGATCCGAAACACGTTGTCCGTATCGAGACCGAAGTGGGCACCGCATTGACCCTCACGGATGAAGGACATCGTGGCAGATGCGCTGGTGTTAGAAGCATTGCTGATCTGAAGCGCGGTATTGCGGTTGTTACCTGAGCCGTCGATGGCTGAGATGGGTGGAGGCGCACCGGATGAGAAAATCGTTCCGGCCGTGCTGTTTGTCGCGCCGCGCAGGATCGTCGTCTGATTAACCCAGCTTTCTAACGCGACGTTGCCCATGTCGGTCGCGTCGATAGTGACCTTGAGCTTCGAACCTCCCCAGCCGATGTAGACCTTGTTCGTGCTCTGACCGATACCGCCACCTTGCTGGACAGGAGTGAAGCCCAAAAGATTCTGCTTGGCATCGAGCGCCCCCTGTAAGCCAGCTAGATCGGAGATGCCGACGACCACGTTGCCCGTTCGGCCAGCAACACTTTGCACGACCGTCTGGTTATCAATACGGTCCCAGGAGGTGCCGTCGTAGAACAACATGTCACCTACGCCGTACTTCACCGAGCTGATCGTGCCGGCCACGCTGACGAGGTAGAAGTCACCGAGGTTCGGAGCGGCAGGTAGCGCGCCCTTGCTGGCATCGAAGCGGCCCTTGAACACCAGGGAACCCAGCACGTTCAAGCGGGCCTGCTCAGCCCAATGACGAGCCGAGTAGTTCCCCGGTGTGACCTCGACGTTTACCGCAGCGTTCGCGTAGTTGAGCGCGAGAGTCTGCGAGGTATTTGCAGCCGAAGCACTGGACGATGCGGCAGTAGCTTGGTTCGTTGCGATACCCGCCTGAGTCGTCGCGGTGTCTGCCTTGGTGCCTGCTATGGTCGCGCTGCTGGCCGCAGCCGTTGCACTATCTGCAGCATTCGTAGCCTGCGTGGTGGCCTTCGTGACCTCGGTATTAGCGAGGGTTACCTGATCGGTTGCGAGCTTCACCTGCGCAGCGGCAAGAGGAACCTGAGCGGCGGAGCTGGCGGCGGAGCCGGCCGATGCCGAGGCAGATGCCGCCGAGGCGTCCTTCGCGACAACAGCAGCGGCCCGTGCGGTGTCCGATGCTTTCGCCGAGACATCCGCAGCGTTCATGTAGATCACGGTCTGAGCGTTGATGGCTTGTGCTTGAGACACTGCGCCGTTCAAAGAGTCCGTCAGGATGTTCACGGACTTCTGCAGAGCCGGGAAGGTAGGTAGGGTCACGATGGCACCCGTGCCGTCCTCCATATCCACCGTGCCATCTTTCTTGGTCAGAAGATCACGTAGCGCGTTCTTGTAGCCGTTCCACTTGTCGATGAGCGCGGAGATGCGAGCGGCTAATGTCGAGTTCGACACATAGCCGGGTTCATTGTTGGTAGTGATCTTTACCTCATGCCGATGGCATAGATGGTGATGGCAGTTCCATGGAAGTTGCCGGAGTTGTTCTGCGTGTAGGGGTCAGGGCCGACGCGGACGCGGTACTGCACCGATCCCGACACGGGGGCGTCGAAGGCCAGCATGGAATCGAAGTCGGTCGCGCCACCATTGATGTAGTGGTTGTGTACTTTGACGGTGACCCACGTACTACCTGATAGCCGCTCCAGGTAGATGCCCCCTGTCGCTCCGCTGCCGGACGGGTTGTTGATCTTCGTTTCGACGTGGATCAGTGGCAGATGTACTTCACCCAGCAGGACCGGTGCGGGCAGCGTGATGATCGGGCCGACACCGTTGTTCGAAGCAATAAGGTCGCCCGTCCACACTTGGTTTGCGTTGGACTGCAGTGTGCCGATCATGTTCTGCGCCGTGATCTTGCCGGCGAACTTGGCATTGCCTGCTCGATCCACACAGAAGACGGCGTTGTTGTAGTTCTTAACCCCTCCGCCGATCCACATGGGATAGGTATCGCCAGGGTTGTTCGTCAGCTCGCAGCGAAACTCCTGCGGGTTGATGATGGCCCCGTTACCGTCGAGCTGGAACGTGCGGAACGTGCCGCCATTCACTTCGCCCATATTGGCCGAGATGGCTGACAGCGTGTTTGTCCTGATCTTGTCCGCAGTGATCGAGCCATCGACCATGAGCTGCCCTTGGATGCCCACGGTGCTCACGCCGCCGACCGTGCCGATCACGAACGGGTACTTCATCTGCTGGACACCACCCGTGCTGGTGTAGGTCGGGGAGACGAAGCCGAAGCGATCAGCCATAACGATAAAGCTGCTGCCGGTCTTGCTATCCACACCGAGGCCGATGCCGGCGATGACAGGCACGCCATCGATCTTCCCGCCATTGATCCGCACGGTGTAGTTCGCCTGCCACTCGGGGTTTGCGCTGGGATCAGCGCCGCCCACGACCAGAGCCTCGAACCGTTGCTGGAGGTTTGCAAAGGTTCCCTTCGAGAACGCTTCGACCTGAGTGGTCGCGATGGCCTGCGCGTAATCCTTGGTCGCGTAGGTGGTCTGCAGGGTCTGCGTGATCGCCTTGTCGCCCGCAGCGAAGTCCGATGCGACCTTCGTGATGGCCTGCGCGCGTGCTTCGGTTTCTGTAGCGACGGCTTGTTGGACAATCGTGATCTGCGCAAGGCTATCTTTGATGGCCGCGCTGAGCTGCGTGGCGGACGTTACGCGCGCCTCGGTCTCCGTGGCGATGGCCTTGTTGACCTGGATGAACTGTGCGGCGCTGTCGTCGAACTTGGCGAATAGCTCAGTGATCTGCGTCGCCACAGACTGCGAGTTGTCTTCAATGGTCGTGAGCGTGCTTTCAGCCAGTGCAAGTCGGCCTTCCGTCTTGCGGCGCTCATCGAAGGTCTGGTCGCTGCGCAGGAGTTCTTCCAGCAGCGTCTCGGCGGTGTTGTCGATGTCATCCAAGCGGGTCGTCAGGATGCCCATGACGGGCGATGCCATCAGTGCGTCGATGATCTGCTGGATAGCCAGCGAGGGCGGACCACCGTCTTGACCAGTCCAGCCGGAGCCGCCACCAGGGAGACCGCTTCCGCCATAGGCGCCGAAGTCGATCTGCTCTTGCAGGATGTAGAGGAGTTGCTTTGCGTTGGTGTTCAAGTCCTCAGCAGGAAGCTGAGTGCCGGCTTGCACCTCAATGAGTGTGCGGTCGCGCGGCGTGAACCTGCGGATGGTCACCAGGATGCCGTGAGGCACCGGGGCGGCCAATAGAATTTGGGTAGGGCCAGCCCAGGTAAAGGACTGTTCCACAGCATCACCCACATCCCCTGCGAACACACGGATGTCTTCGTTGTGTAGGGAGGGGAAGGGGATGGTGTACGCGGCTGCATCCTCCGCCAGATACATGACGAAGGAGTAGCCACGAGCGAGAGGCGTCATGTATCTCCAGAGGGTTATTGAGGATCGTCTTTCGGGAGCTGGTTAGCCATCCATGAGAGACCATTGCGAACGCCAGTGACGTTCTGAAACCACAGCAGCGACATCGCATCTTTGGCTTGCTTCTGCGTGACGTTCGCATGGGGATCGAGAGCCGTCACAGCGAGCCTTGGGAGACCCCATAGAGCACGTCCGGTCGCCAGGGTGGGGATGCCTTGGACGCCACTGTCGAGACCCGTGGAGCGCCCGTAGGCGAACACAGGGGTGTCATCACCACCGAGGGCTTTCTTGACGCCCAAGTCGTGCGCGATGGTGTCCGTCATAAACGGGATCACCGACGAATAGCTCGACTGCTGGAACGCCTGCTTGGCAAGCGAATCCCATGTCATCAACTTCTCCCGCTTGTCGGTCGTGTCGCCGATGGTGTTGATGTAGTTGCGAGCTGCCATGCCGATACCGGCGAACAGCGTCGAACCCATCCACATCTGCGCCGTTTGCCAGTCACGCATGTGCAAGCCGTGCAGCAGTACCGCCGCGTAGGAGTTGGTCATGAACGTGCGGAACTGCGTGAAGATTCGGCCGGTGGCCGAGTGCATGAGCTGCACCGTATCTCCCACGCCGCCTTCGCCGAGCGTTCGCTTCGCATTGCGCTGAACGAACAACGCCAGCAGGCGCTTCTCATCGGGAGTCCAGGTGCTCCAGTTCTTCGAGATGTCATGGACGCTGTTCATGCCCTTGAGCTTGGCGAAGATCGTCGCTTGATCCTTGGCATCAAGACCGCCAGCGCGGAGCCGGCGAACCATGCTCGCGGGGACGCCTTCCTTGTTGGCCATCTGCACCAGGCGGCTGGCGATACCGACACCTGCGAAGCCCTGAAGGAACTGCTGCATCGGAGCGATGCCCGAGACAACACTCATGGCACGCTGGCCGTACTGCATCCCCCGGTCGAGCTTGTTGAGCGCACGGCCGACAGCCTTGTCGTTATTCCACACCGACTCACCGACTGCATCGAGACGCAGGTACGGCTGGTTGCGCACGAAGTCCGTGCCCAGGCCGGTCACGTCAGCGAGCCAGCGAGCCTCGACTTGATCGAACTTGCCCATACGCATCTGCTTGACCATGTTGGCTGCAGCAGGTGCCGCCTTGATCGCGTTGCGAAAACCCACAGCGCCGAGCGTCCCGCCGACGCTTTCCAGCATCGTGTAGCCCACCTGGCCCATCGTGGTCATGAAGTTCTGCGAACGAATCAAGCGGGAGCCGCGAGTCCATGCAGAGTTCGGAGCGTCCGAGGTGGACTTGCCTAGGATAGAGTTCAACGTGATGTCGAGCGCGCGGGAGAGGTCAGTATCGCCGGCCTCCTTACTGTGCTTCAGCAGGAACGCCTTGTAGCGATCCAGCTCGGCTTGCGTGCCCACGTCAACGTGCTTTTTCAGTGCGGCCCATCCAGACATCTCACGGATGAAGTCGGGCACCAGGTTGTCCACGTTGTTCTCCAGCAGATCAGCCAGGTGAACCGTGTGCTCGTTGCCCAGGTCGTCCTTCAGCGTTGCACCGAAGGATTCATCAAGATCAATGCGGGACTTCGCGCGG